TGCTTGATTTCGTCCTTCATGCTTTTATCAAAGGCCGGCCCGGTGAATTTAACGGTCTTTACCCAGGCTTTGGCCTCCTCTTCCGAAATCGGGGAGTTCTCAATAAGATCATTGTATACTTTCTCACTCAGGAATTTGAACGGATTTTCTTTTGCCGCGTATAGTTTTCTGGCAAAGTCCTCAGCCTGTGCCCTTAGTTCGCTGTATTCGACAACGACCTCTTTCGGCAGTGCCGCGGCCCAACTGTTCAATTGTTTCCTTTTCCATTTCCCGTTGTTTAAATTCTGTATGACATTGGCTTTAACTTCCGCCGGTTCTCTTGGTATTTTACGGCTACTACTGTCCCGTCCAGTTATTGGATCACGCATAACCAACAACTGATCATAAAAAATTCTCAGGTGCGGCCCGTCGTTCTTGGCTATCAGAGCATTTAAAGCCTCTTCCGCTTCCTTCTGTTTTTTCTCCCACGCCTCAATATTCAGATTGGTTTTGTATTCCGGGGAATAAAACGCCGCCGTTGAAAGCTCGTGGCCTTTGTTTTCCAGTTCTCTGACGCGTTCCGTAAAAATTTCCGCCGCCTTGCTTTCCAGATTGTCAGTGGTAAATTCCGGCATAACCCTGTTCCCGTTATCGTCGGTATAACCGGCCGGATCAAAGGCGGGCCCGCGCCACAGTTTACGAACGCCCCTATAGACATAAAAAGTACCATGCAACAGGCCATCAAGCTGTTTAAGCTTTTTGCTGTCCATACCATCTACATGGTTGTTATTTTTCAAGCACCCCCGTAGGGTCTCTAAAGATTCTATATCGCTTGAAGAAAGGATTGTTTTAGGTTCATATCTGATTGTCATCCCCATCTTTTCATATAAAGTATATATTTTCCCCAAAACATCAAAAGCGTATTCATTGAGTTCTTTTCCCTCATCGCCGATAAAACCGCCTTTAGCTTTTTTGTAATAAACAGGCAAATATTTCAAAAAATCATGTAAATTATTGCTAATGCTTTTATACCACTTATAAAAAGACTGCTGTTTGTAAATCAAATCATCTCCACCATCATCACCAACAGCCACATCAACAAGTCTGTATATAATTTCTTTAGCGTTCTGTTCTTGCAACGTCTCTTTGCAGTCATTTGCTATAAAATCAGAAAAGCAAGCTAAAAACTCGTTTTTTGGCAATATAAGCGGTTCACCGTTAAAGTTGCTCTTATTTAAAAGCTTTAAAAAATCACCACAACCCCCATTTTGGGCATAGTTTTTAAAGCTCTCAATAATGCGCACCAAAGCATCTAATCTAGAAACCCTCTCAAACGCCTTTCTGTAAAGATCTGCAACGAAACTCATTCCTCTTCTCCCCGTGCATCGTCTTCAACGTGTTCCCACTGCATAATGGTTTTGTTGTATTCGAACCTGGGGCCGCTTATCTGTTCCCATCCCTCAGCCTCAAGCCGGCGCGCTGATGCAGGAGTTCCGCCATCAACAGGCTTCACTTCCTCGTTCCAGAGGCAGTTATTGAGCTCTCTGACTTCTCCCTCAGGGCTACGGAACACAAAAGAACACGTAGCGACGGTCTCTATCTTAGCCGGCCGCGTTCCGCCGCCAATGATAAAATCAAAGGGCACGCCCCACATAAACCAGTAGCATTCAGCCGGGGAAAGGTCGTCGTGGAAGATATAAAGTTCGGGCGCTGGCCCGAACCGGTCAATCATAGCAGGCAGAAGTTTTTCGCAGGCGCCCGTGTAGGTAGGCGTTGCGTGGTCTGTCCATCCGGTGTTTTCAGGAAACTGTATGATTGTCATGCCGGTCACGAAAAAGAATCCAGCCATCTCTAAACCTCCGTGTTCCATCCCCATTCAGGGGATCCAAAAGTCCGTTTGTCGCCGTCTCTGTCCACCGGGTGCGCCGGGACTGTGGCGTGCGGCCGGTGTTCGTCCGCTCCCGGTATCGGGTATTGCGTCAAATCCATGTGCTTTGCCTGTTCAAAGATTGCCCTTGCCTTGCTGAAATCGCCCTCCATAAGGCCGTGCATGGCGTTCTCCGGGATAAAGAACGGCGCCGATGCTCTCAGGCCCTCCACAACGGCCCGCAGATTGCGGTTCGAGTTTTCGATTTCGTTCTTTAACGCAGTCTGTCTGGCAAGCAGGGAGGCAGTAGCGGCGTCAAAGCGCTTCTTCATTCCTATCAGTTCGTCTGACATTTTAGAATTCTTGAGTACCAGCTCCGATTTTTCACTTGTCAGCCGGTCGCAAGTCTTCTCCAGGTCGTGACGTTTCATTTCGGCGTCTGCAAGGTCGCCTTCGCTTTCAAAAAGCGCCTCTCTCAGGTCGGGAACATCAAGCCTCCAGCTGTCAGCAATAGCCTTAGCCCGCCTTTCATCCTTCACGACGGCATTAACAGCCTCGTAGATAAGCTGATCGGCCTCTCCGGCGCTCTCCAGAACGTAGCCGCGATTGTAGGCAAAACCGGGATTTAGGACGTAATCAAAACCGCTGAAACCGGTGAGCCTCGTTTTCCCCGTAGCGCCTCCATCTTCCCCGGGACAAGCCCAGGAGAAACCGCCCACGCGCGACTTGTTAAGGCCCTGCACAATGTGCCCGGTCTTACTGTCAAGAATGTCCTGTGAATGTGTGACGGTTCCGTCCTTGTCTATGTCGAACTTCACGGTCACGTTGGACGGGATATTGGTTATCACCTGTTCCGTTCCGCCGGGAAGTGTGACGGCCTGCACTTCGGAAAGATCCATACGCCCGGCAATCTGTCTCCCCCCATGGCCGTAGTAACCGAGGGCTTCACGCAGTTTAATCTTCTCCCGCGTTTCAGGCGCGTAACAGATTTCGCGGGCGTTCTCTATAACGTATTTCCGGTGGTTGCCCGTGTACTTCCTGCCTTCATCAAGCAGGGAAAAAGAACAGTCTATACGCTCAATCGCGCCGCTCTTACTCATTTTCTTCTTCTCCTTCGTCGTCTTCCCCGTCGTCCGGTTCTTCAGTTTCCGATTCTTCTTCCGGTTCGCCGTCTTCCGGTTCTTCTGTGTCCTCTTCGTCCTCTTCTTCGTTCTTACTGGCAGGTTTACCGGGCGGATTCTTCCCGCCTGCCGTCCCTAGTCCCGCCGCCGTCCTGTTCTTCCTGTTCCGCGCCGTCTCCCTGTTCTTCAGGCGCCGGAACCATGGCATTAAAATCTTCTTCGGATACACGCATCATACGGCATGCAACGTGCATAACTTCCCGCTTGTCAGCAATTGAGAAATCCTGATCGACGGCCGCAAGCACCTGTACAATGCCGCCGGCGATACCGGCTAGCTTTTCCTGCGTCTCAGCCTCTTCACGCTCAATCGCGGAAGAAACAGAGTTGAAGCGGATGCTCCACGGTTCCGTTCCTGGGACGTATACCTTCCCGTACCTGTAGGCGCAATGGATCTGACATATCTGATTGAGCCCTTCACGGATTGCGGCGCGTATCAGGTTCGCTTTCACGGCCGCAAGAACAGAGACACGGAAGAACCCGCCGTCACCGAGGCCGCCGGAAAGCATGTCGCCGAAACCGAGCAGAGACGGATCCACGCCCAAAGCGCCGCCAAGACGCTTTACGTAAAAGTTCACGTCCTCAAGCGCGTTGATGTCGGGCGTGCCCTGTACGGCGTCAATCTGGATACTTCCTTTTTCGCCGAACACCGGCACAAAGTGGTTCGCTACGGTCTGGACGTTGCCTTTTAACCAGCTCCCCCGCTCAGCTTCCGCACTGGAAGAAGAAATCTGTTCGCTAATCATGTTGATGTAGCGGGCTGCGCGTTCCGGATCCAGCTTGCCGGTCGAAATGCCTATGATACGCTCCAGGCGCGCGGCATTGCGGCGTGACATGGACAGAGAACAGATTGCCGACAGAAGATCCATCCACGGGCCATAGGCCTTGGCTATCAGGCTGTTCCCGTAGGCCTGACTTTCATAAATCGCCTCGCTGTTCGTATCGGGGCATGAGAGATCAATAGGCAGGCCGCCAACTCTTACAGGCTCAACAAGATCGTCGTCATCCTTTTCCGGGATCTCAAAACATACGTAGTACCATGGGGGAAGCAGCTCAATCCCCTTCAGTCCGCCCGGCGCCGCCGATTGCCACGCGCTTGTGTAACCCGCAACGCGCCCGCCTTTCTCATAGCGCGTCACAAAGCGCGGGTGCGTGTAGAAGTCGCACCGTAAGGAAGTAATGCCCACTCCCGGCGCTCCGTAAACACGGACGGGACAAATGCCGTAGACGATTGTTTTCCTCGCCCACTCCAACAGATCAGCCCGCAGGGATTCAGACAAAAGGCCGTTAAGCCCGTCTACAACTTCCTGTGGTTTCGGGTTTCCTTTCCGGCTGAAAGCTGTAGGCCCCGTTGCCGGGTTGTCAGTCAGAACGGCGTCAACCGGCCCTGTCCCCTCTTCCCTGTCTTCGGCGTCAAGCGTGCGGCGCAACTCAATATAGACGTACTCGCCCGTATCCTGTTTCGCACTCAGGGCGTTGGATACGTGCATCTTGATTGCGGCGTCAATCGTAGGGTCTTCCGCCATAAGGTGAAGGATTGCGTAGCGTGCCGCCCGGTCTGTAGGCAGGCGATGGAAGATCTCGCACGTGCCTTCCTGCGTCGTGCGCGTAAGAACATCCTCCGCCCGGTTCGAGTTTGCAGGGCCCGGCGTCTGTCCGGGGCCCCAATATGCCGAGGAAGGAGCCGGAAGACGTACAGAGCGGCGTTCCAGCGGATCCGCCGCGGCGTAGGCCGGATAGAGCGCGCCAAGAACAGGGTTCCCCGCTACTCCGTCCGGTAAGATAAATTTGTCCTTTGCCATGGTGCACCTTCGCGAAAATGTGACGGCCTTGTGCCGTGTATATCCTCCATCATATGCCCGCTTGCGTGTCTCCACGGAAGAGACAAGCGGCAAATGTGGCAGATATAAAAACAGGGCAAGGCGGTTTCTGTCTCCGCCCTGCCCTTGTTCATTATTGTGTGCCGGATTGGGTTCCCGGCGCCTTATTCTTCCATATCGCTGTCTTCGAGAACGTAGGTCTCAGCCCTCCAGCCGTCACCATCACCGCTGTCAAGATAGACGGTGTGTTCACTGGAACCATAGACACGATCTTCCAAAGTCAGTTGCGCGTACAGGATAGCAGAAAGAATGTTATCCACTTCATCGCCGTACTCCGTGCGTTCCGCCCAGAGAGCATCTATGAAATCCCCGTGAATAGCGTTCGGCTGTCTGCTTTTTACGGCCTTTTTAAGGTTCCACCAATAAGGGCCGTACTGCCTGTAAGCTGTCGGATCCTTTTTCAGAATACGGACAAGCGAATTTACACACTTGTCGCACCATTCTTCTTCGGTGATTCCCTCAAGGGCTTTCTTGCGCTCATCAGCAAGATCTTCATGAGACGGTTTGAAGAGTATGTCAGCCATTGTTAACTCCTTTCCTTGATGTATTCATACACCTTTTCGAGGTGCGACACGTCGTCCGCGACATCATTTCCTACAGGAATAACCCAGAAGAATTTTCTGTCGTCCGTTTTAAGTCCTGTAATGCTAAGTCCAGAACCATTTTTCATCCATTCCTTTATATCGTGAAGAACACCGGTGAAACCTCCCCGGTCGTACATCCTGACAACGGAATAGGGCTCAAAAGTTCTGAATGAGCTAGATGCCCTCTCCTCAAGATAGTCTACCTCAATATTAATCGAGGCGAATTTGCCGACAATATCCTTGGGAAGTTCGCGGAACCTTGGATCCTTGCGTTTCTCCTCTTCCTTTCGGGCAATCTGTTCCGCTTCGTTTTCATCATACCACGATTCAAGCTGTGTGATATAGTTATGCAAACAATCGCGCAACATTTCCATTGCAGAATCTGCATTACTATAGTTTCTTTGTAAGGAGAAATTGTCTTCAATCCTCGTATCGTTGTCGTTTGTAGAAATATAGTTAATAAGAACTTTCATGCGCCATGCTTCTACAGGGAACTTAAGTTCTTCCACGGCGTTAACAGACTGCTTCAGATAGGTTTCTATATTCTTCATTACATATTCATGAGCAAGATCCTTGGCTTTTTCTTTGGTAAAAGCGGGCAAATCCTTAGAAGCAAGAGCATCCAGTTCATTGCCGTTTATGCCAAAAATTTTTACCATATCATCTTTATACCACGCATATTCAAAATAGTCGTCTTTATAATTCTTCACATAATAGTCTACGCAAATATCACGGTGTTCCTTTGATTTTGGGTTTAATACAACAAAATTTCCATCCAAAATCCAGTTAATTAGATTATTGTCGTATCTGGCTTCAAGTTTACCACCCGATTTAATAATGTATAAATACGGAGTACTTGAATAACCCATATTGTAAAGCCATGAAACCTTTCCCTTAATATATCTGCTAATGAGTATGTCGCTGTTTTCAGCATCAGCAGCTCCAGAATCTTCCTTTGCTTTTGCGATGAATTTATCAAAAGAAGCCTGGGGAACAGAGGCCTGAATAAACTCATAGTAGTTATCACTCTTACAAATTTTGAAGGAATCATACTCTGCCGTTCCGGGAGTATATTTTCCAAGTATCTCAGATATTGTGTTGGGATACAGATTAACGCCGTCAGGTGTGTGCACACACCACGACTGCGCCACGTCTGTTAATCCGCGCCTCACTTTGAAGGAGCCAATAATCTGTTGTCCTCCCGTTGTACTCACTTTTACGATTTCCCCGTTTTTATACAGGGCGTCGCCGACAAATACGCAGGTAGGCAGTTCTTCCGCCGACACGTCGAACGGAAATTTGGGCTGGGAGATCAACTCTTTTATGCTCGCCAGCAGTGTGTTGAACTGTCTGGTTTTACTCTCTTTTGACTTCTCATACCACTGGTCACAAGCCGGAGCGGTGTTCGACTTGTTCAGTTCAGCGATTTCCTGCTCAAGCTGGTCGCGCTGTATTTTAAGCCGTTCAACCCTGTCCGGATTTTTTTCGGAAGACGCGTTTTCAATAAACCGTTCTATTTTATCGAGCGCGGCTCTTTTGGCGTCCAAAGACGAGCTCAACGATTTCAGTCGGCTTGCTTTTACATTGTCCGGATCTTTTTTAAGCCAGGCGGCAAGCAGTCCGATCTGTTTTGAAAAACTGGTCAGACTGTTTTTAGCCTTTTTAATCGTTCCATTTTTCTTGACCGCTTCCGCTTCAGCGCGGTTCTTCGCTTCCAGTTCGGCGTCACCGGCGGCAATAAGCCCGCTGATTTCGCTGTCACTCAGGGCGTCACCGTTAGACACATAGTTTGAACCGCTGTTCATCGCTTCTTCAATCCAGTGTTCCTTGTGCTGGAGAATATCGACGCGGTTTTCGTCAAACGATCCCTTTGAGCAGTAAAAATAAATTTTTACCTGCCCTATCGGGTTGCCCTGCCTGACACCACGGCCGTTGCGCTGGGCAATGGAAGCCGGCGTCCACGGGAACGTGAGGTGATGAATGGCAACACAACCTTTCTGAAGGTTTACGCCCACTTCGGCGCGTTTGTTGGCAATCACGATGTCAACTTTACCGGAATTAAAGGCCGCCGAAATTTTATCAAGTTTGTCGCCTTTTGCGTCATCAGCGTTGATAATGGCAATCCTGTTCTCATCAAGTCCCAAGGCGCCCATAAGGATACGCTTAATTTTCATGTGCTGGGACTTCTCTTCGGTGAAGATCAACTGCCTACTGTAGCCGTCAACCGGATTCGCAAGGTGATACTTCACGTTTTCAATGAGTTTTGCGTATTTGGGGGCAATCCGGTGAGAGACTACAGGCGGAACAAGTTTGCGCTTGCGGATTTCCGTTTCTACAGCCTTAATCTTGTCGGGGTCTTCCCAAATTTCAAATGTAAACGTGTTGTCTGCTCCCGTCGGAGAGACGTTGCAGGGACGCTTAACGGTTCCGCTAAACTCGTTACCGTCTTTGTCCTCCCATTCCTTTGTTTCAACGCATGTTGGGCGGAGTTTGTCGGCAAGAGCCGTCACCCATTCCCGCTCGCTTTCCCTGAAAACGTAGGTGCAGGACTTATTAGCCAAATCAATGTCTGTCGAGGCCCTATCCATTTTGCGGACAACCTGCAAAATGTTCATGGGCGCGCCAAACTCATCCGTAACTTCCTTCCCACCAACGAGGTTCGTAGCATCATAGCGGAGTTGTTCATACGCGTACTTCTGTGAATCATCCATCTCAACTTCGGAATTTTCATCAACGCCATCAGGAACGTGAACTTCCGTCGACACGTCTTTAATTGATTTGATGTTGACCCACTTTTTCCAGAGGGAGCTAAGGATGTTCATATTGCGGAAGCCCATAAGCGCCTGCGTTTTGTCTATGTCGCCAGCGGCCTTGAGGCAATCTGTTATCTTGATGTCGGCAAACTGTCTGATGAAATCATCAGGAGAAGCAAAGCCGTAACTGCTGAACTCATCGGGATCGCCAAACATGGCAAGCATGTTATAGATTTCGGCGGGGGAGTTGGTAATAGGCGTTGCGGTAAGACCATAGAGGCCGCCGCCAAGCTTGTTAGAGTTCATGCGGGACTGCCTGACATAGAAAGATTTCAGCATAAAATCCGTTCCAGTATCAGACGGTGTACTGACACCGGGGCCGTACTTAACGCGATTAAGCAGCTTTCCCGACTTGATCGAGTTCTTATAGTTATGGGCTTCGTCGACAATAATTGAATCAAAGCCTAACTCTTCCAGGAACGGGAACCGGCCTTCCCTTATTCCGCCTGCAACGGCAAGTTCTCCCGCCATGGAATTTTCAGCTTCTGCCAGCGCGTGCCCTTTAAGTTTCGTCTGGGAGAATATTCGCGCAACGCTGGAAGTCACGTAGGCCTTTTTCGTCTCTTCTTTTACGGGGATTTCCCTAAAAGTCTCCTTTGTCATAACGACAATTGCAGGATGGTTTTCCGTCACCCAGAGGAGATCTTTCTGATTGCGGGCGCGATCAGGCTTCACCTTGAACACGTCCCGCATGTACGGCTTCCCGGTTTCCTTATTGATTACAGGGTTGCCGGATTTGTCGAGTTCGGGAGACTGCTTAATGTTGCCGTCCTTATCCCTTTCAATGGTAAGGCCGACGAACTTAACCTTGTTGCGGAAAAAGTCTTCGCTGTAGAAAGTCTTGGCTTCGTTGTACCAGTTACCAAGAACGGAGTTAGGCACAACAATGCAAGTCGTGTTGCTTCTGCCTTTGAGGTAGTTGTAGCCGATCAAAGCCATAGACGTGAACGTCTTGCCAAGGCCTGTACCAAAGCCGCAAATGCCGCCGCCGTTCACGGCAAGACGGCGGACTTCCGCGTTCTGATAACCGTGCGGGACGATACGGCCGGAAAGGATTTTATCAATACCAAGCGGCCTTTCGTCCGGTTCCGGTGGAATGTACAGGTTCTGCATATCGTTGTATTTTTTAACGATTTTATCAAAATCTGGGAGCTGACGGATCCACTGATTAAAGGCGGCCTCCAGTTCTGAAATTACCTGTTCCGCTTCATCAGCGTATTTGTCGTTCCTGACGGCTTCACCATTGAGCCACCCAAGAATAGAGCGCTGTACGCCGTTCGTCCTGTACCTTGAGGCAAAGATTTCATTGCCGTTTTCATCGGTAGACAGCCCGACATGTGAGAGTCCGTAGATTTCGCCAACGTCGCCCAGAAAATCAAGAACAAGGTCTTTGCTGATAAAAGAATCGCGGAGAGAGAATTGAATATCCTTCGCCGCCGTTTCCTTTCGTCTTGCGTCGAAAGCGGAGATCATCGCGTCATACTTCTGCTGAACGCGCAAATCAGGCTCAACGTCCTTGGCGGATTTAAGAAGCGCCACTTTAACGCGAACATCTCCCCAGCAGAACCCATTCATTGGCATGAGTTTGTTTTCCGGGGGTACAATGGCAATGTTCGGATTATCGGCAAGGTCGCCGACGGAATCAATCTTCTCCGTGCCAGTGTAGAGCTTTTTGAATTCTTCAAAAGTCATGCCGTCTTCATCGACACTGGAACGAACGATAGCGAAAGGATCCGTAGTGTCGAGGCCGCCCTTGTCTTCTCTTCCCTCCAAAAGGTCAGAGAAATTGCCCTGAGAATCTATCGCAGACGCGAAACGGCCAAAGAGCTGCCCGGAATCAATGCCTTTCAGCTTAGCCATAATGGCATTCGGATCGCCGTACTTCTCTTTGAGCCGGGAAACTTCCTCTTTAAGGAATGTGCGGGTTGTTTCGCTTTCCGTCCCATTGGGATTGATCGGAAGATCGCGGATCATGGCTCCAACCATACAGCCGTGCATGACGCAATCACGCATGGAAACATCCTGCGCTTCAGCATAAGCCATGCTGTTCTCAATATCCGGAGACGGCTTCACGCCCGCCTTAACGCAGGCTTCAACCTGATCATAGGTGAGAGTAAGCACGCCACGGGGAGATCCCAGGAGAGAACGGGCTTCGGCCATAGAGGAACAGCCATAAAGGGCGGGATCCAGAGGGCTGTCTTCAGCGTCGCCGTTCGAGGCTTCGAGCTTAACCCACTCCCCATCAGTCCATTTGTACATTTCGCCGCCAACGGTGCGGTAATCGCCTTCCTTGGGCGCGGACACGATCGGTTCTTCCGTCTCAAGAGCGGCCCAGTCAATACGGCTTTCAAATTTCTGTGCCAGCTTGCGGCGGAGATCGGCGCGGTCAATCCTGCCGTTCGCCTTCACGGTATCAGAGCCCCAGTTGCCGCCGCCCTTAACGACTTCGCCGTGAACAAAACGCCGTCCGTCTTTCTCAAACCACTTACCAGAAATAAACGTCTGCCAAAGAACATTAGTTTCTTTCAGAACGTCGTCGCCCAGGCCGTTCGCTATCTTGTCAGCAAGCTCTTTCGGATGTTTCCTGAGAACAATGACGTCCGTTACAACGTCCGTTCCGTTCCCGCCTGCACCGCCAAATGTGCCGGCCGGAAGACGGTGAGAGCCGAGGAATTCAGCCTTGCGGGAAATGCTGTCCCTGAACCGCTTAAATTTCCCGGTCGTATTGCTGACAACTCCCGTAGGAACGACACAACAGAGCAGGCCGCCGGGACGGAGCTTATCAACAAGCCTTTGCAGGAAGTACAGTTCAACCTGCTTCTCCTTGCTATAAGCGGGATCCTTGGCCTGAGAAGCGCCGCGGGCGCTGCCAAAGGGAACATTCGTGATAACGGCGTCATAGCTGTTATCCGTCGAGGCGTCCTTTGCCATATCTTCGAAAGGACGGCCAACGGACACGTTCGCGCCGGGATTGAGCAGGGATGCAATCTTAGAGGAAACAGGGTCAATGTCGCTTGCTTCAACCTTAGCCGTGGCAGGGGCCGTTCCTTCAAAAACACCTGCACCACAACACGGATCAAGGACAGAACCGCCATTGAACCCCATAGCGGACGCGAGATCCCACACGCCGGAAGCGATTTCAGAGGGCGTGTAATACTCCCACTGTGAGCCTTCATTGAGCCCGCCTTTGCCAGTGTAGAGGGAAAGGGCTTTACGGTCTTCTTCTGTAAGATCCGCGGCGGAATTACACCGGGCGGCAATTTCGGCGGCCTTCGCGTTAGCCGCTTCACGCGCTTTCACGCCCCGGACGGTATCACCGTAGGCGCCGGCCTCCTTCACTTCGAGGGGAACGCTATCCCCGGGGTTCGCCATCGAAATTACATTACCAATAGCCGACAAGAGATCGGCGAGACTGCGAACTTTAGCAAATTCAGATTTAATCTGTTCTGCGTCCATCATTGAGCTACCTGAATTAAAGGTTAATGGGATAGCTCAACAATAAAATACGCATGCCGCCCAAGAAAAAGCGACATGCGTATATCTGCCACATATAGACAGTTCGCCTATATTTTTAAGAGAAAGGGAAGCCCCGCCCTGCGTTCGTTCTTACGCGGCGTTGCCGTAGTTAATCATTGCCCAATTCTGAGAGATTGCAGTAAGATCCTTCGGATCGTCCATCTCCCCGATCCCGAGTTCTCCGGCGGCCTTCATAATGGCGTCCCTGAAAGCGTCCGGCGTTGCATGGTCATAGTCGCCGCGCTTCAGGGCATCATATGTAGGAGTGGGGTTTCCAGCCGGTGCAACACCGTTCAGGATGTCAAGAATATCAAGCATCCTTTTCTTGACTGGACGGCGTTCTGTGATTTTCAGCGACGGAAGCTTTTCAAGATTTCCAAAAAATTCCGCGCGCAAGGCGCGGCGTTCTTTCAATGTGAGAGCCATACTGTCCTCGTGGTTAAACATTGGCCATAGCTTTTGCCATAAGATCGGTTACATGCTTGTCGGCTTGCTGCAACACGTTGTCGAGTTCATCCAGGCGGCCCATCTTTTCAGCCTCGTCAACGCAATTGTTAAACCTTGTATCGACGGCGCGGGCGCCTTCATTGTCGTACTTGCCAGCGATAATGGCGTTAATCTCGTCCATGATTGGATCTCCTGCATTGGGGGCTGTTCCATCCTGATTGCCGTTGCCATTTCCAGTGTCACCGGTTCCGGCATTTCCTGCATCAGTTTTAGGAGTTTTCTCCATCATTTTTTTGTAGTCGGCGATAGCGTCTTTGAGTGCGGCGATCTGTGCTTCAAGCTCCGTATTTTCAGCCCGCAGGGCCTGCAACTCACTGCTTGCCTTACCCAGGTTGTCTTCAATGGACTTATCGTTCTGCAACGTGTCCATGCTGTCACGGATTTCATCAGCGCGGTTTTTGAGCGCCGTAACGCGGCTTTCCGCGGCGTCAAGTTTGGCCTTGTCTTCGGCCGACTTCTTCGCCTTGCCCATGAATTTTGCCGAGTTCTTGGCAACAAGCATGGCAATACGCTTGGCCACTGTGGCAAGCGGGACTTCACGGTAGCCGCCGATTGTCGGATCTTCTTCAGGCGCGACGTACTGAGTGATGTCCTTGCGTCCCATAATCCAGCGGAACGCAATAATTTCATCGTCGGCGGTAATCCTGAGACGGTCAACTTCGGGCGAATGGAAGACGATTGAAACAACCTGTCCATCCGTGAACGGGAGCTGAACGGTGACGGTAGCGAAACTTCCGCTTTTCTTGGGCTTGCCAACAATCGGATCGAGTATATCAAGCGGCTGTCCGTCACCATCCTTTGCGCCGGCAAGGGCGGCATGGATACGGCGCTGAACGGCCTTCATCCTGTGTTCGGTACGGGAGTAATGATTAACAACGATTGCTTCAAGGATCTGATTGTACGGTACTTCGGGCCCCGGGTTATAGAGGCTGTCAATCTCTTCCAGAGAGGCGCTTTCGCAAAGCAGATCTTCGTCCTCTTCCGTCGCTGTCATGGACTTATACGCAAGAGAGAAACGAACCGGATCCCAGTCTTCGCCGCGCTGAGAGGGCCCATCAACCATATGCAGGCCCTTCCAGAGTGAATACTGGTTCATCTGTGCGCCTTCATACACGCCGGACGGCTTGTCATCAGCGTAGGAAAAAACGGGGTAGAAATAATCAAACGGGTTCATTACTCATTCCCTCCTTCGGCTTTGAGCTGTTCAAGCTCGTCTTCGAGGGCTTTCTTTTCTTTCTTCAGGGCACTGTTTCTGTCCTGTTCCTTCATGAGATCGGAATTTGCCGTATCGAGGTCTTCTTTTGCCTTGTCCTGTGCGTCCTGAGCCTTTTTAAGCTCGTCCTCAAGGCTCGTGACCTGTGGTTCAAGTTCCGCAATCTCCGCTTCGGCGGATTCAAGCCTCTTCCTTCTGCTTGTGGTAATTTTTGGCTTCTTCTCTTTGAGCGCGGCGGCCTTGGCGGCACGCTTTTCTCTCTTTGCCCGCTCAACGTTCTCATATTTGAGCTGTTCGGCAAGTTCCTTGATAGCCTTGCCGAGATTATCAACATTCTTCACCGGGAAGACCTTCATGTGTCTGCTTCCGGTTTCAGGAACAACACCCGTCTTGGCCTGAAAAGCTGTACCGTCCGCCTTAACAGCGATTTCAACCGCCGTTCTGTCGGACATAACAACAGTGAAACGCTTGACGGGCATACCCATTTCACGCTTTGCCTTGTTCGTCGCCTGCACTTCCGCCACTTCGCACCCGGCCTTGTTGAAAGCCTTCACGACTTTTTTAAGTCCGTTCTGGTCGATGTGATCGTAGTCAAGGCGCACCTGATCGCTTGTAACTGCCATCGCACTACCTCATTTTTCTGGTTTTTCGGCGGCATATGTGCCGCTCCTACATGGTACGTATCAGGGCGCCGCCGTTGCACCGCTAAATCTCTATCCCTGCCACGGATAGCGGAAAGGCAGGAAAATCTTAATGGGAATGGTGGTTTGAGTTCGCCCCGGCCGCGATAATGTCACCATCTCCGTGAACGTTCCCCTGAAATTCCGTAGGCCCGGTGAATGTCAGGCCGCCCGGCCCCTTCATTCTGCCAGTCGTCGCCGCCTCAAAGGAAAGCGGCCCTTTCGAAGAACCATAGGCGGCGCCCTTTGCGGCGTCCTCTACAAGCTCACCCTTCACTGTTCGGGTAAAATTGCCTTTTACCGTTCGGGTTACATTCCCGTTCACGGTTTCCTTTACGTCGCCGTCTGCGTGAATGTGCAGAGTGCCCTTGCAGTAGAGGATCATATCGCCGGACGGGGTAATCTCAACGTAGCTTCCGGCCTTAATCTGTGAGACGCGCAAGGTGCCGTCGTTGCACATTTGCGCCATACACCCGTTCTGCTGAAACACTGTGTCAGCGTAGTAGGCGGGCGGGTTCGCGGCGGGCATACCGTCCCCCCTTTCGGGCACAAAAGCGCCCTCTCCGGCCTTCATGTTCGCTGATGTTGATGTATCACCCTTGGGGTATTCCATCAGGGCGCCCACAACAACAGGCCGCCTTGTGTCGCCGTTCTGGAACTCAATCCAGACAAGATCGCCGTTCCGCAAGGGGACTCCGCCGCCTTCCCCCTTGCGCGTACCGAGGGGAAGAACCGTCATTGCCCAGGGGAGAGAAGAGACGGGAACGCCGTCTGTCACGTCAAACACATTAACCTTCACCCTGCACCGCTTTTCGGGGTCTTCCACGGAAACCACCTGTCCGCGGAACTTTCCCCTGTAGTCCTTTGTCGCGTTCATATAGCAACAGCCGCCTTTGCGCACTCCACGCGCGAATAGAAGCGCCCGAACATGTAGCTGTGCGCCACAACGTCAACAACGGCGCTTGAGGGTAACGTTTCGTCAATCGGGTTTTCCGGATTGCCCGTGTTCCACTTCATGGCAATCACAATCCCGGGCCGGATTTTCAGATTCCCGTCTGTCGTGAACGCCACAACGCGTTGCGTTGAAAGCGGCGCGGCATTCAGCGTGTAGCCTGTTTGGGCCGACGTCGGCGAGGGAGCCATTCTCCGGCCTGAGAGGCCTGCAAAGAACGGTATTCCCGGCGACGTTTTGACGCGCCCCTTCTCTTCGTCCCAGCCAGTGAAAGTTCTGAAATTTGTATCCTGCGAGGCAAGTTGATCAGATAGGCGCCTGTAGCCGTCATAAATCTTGTTCTCTTCGTCTTTTCCGTACTGGAACACGATAGCGGCGGGCTTTGCCGCAAGTACTGCCATGCGCTCCATCGTGATTGTCCCGCGCGCCGCCCACACGTGCGCACCCTGTTCCTTGGCAAGCTGTCTGAGTGTAGCAGAAGGACGTTCTCCGGCCACTATGTGGTAATCGTTGACCACGCCGCACGAACAAAGGCCGGGCGTAAGGCCGTGAGCCACGGCGCGCAAAATCTCCGGAACCGCCCGGTTGTGGAAGACGCGTGTTTGTGTCGCCATCTTTTTAAGTTCGTAGGTACGGCTTTCCATCAGCGAAATGTTCACCGTGTCATCAGCGCGGGACACTTTCAGCACCGTGAACGTGCCGTTAATCTCCGTTCCCGAGCCTTCCCAGTCGTCGGACATGGAAACAGGCATTTCGTCGTACTCCTTAATGCCGAGGCCGGAAATCTTGTGATCAATATCCCGGTATGTCAGCAGAAGCTGCGGGCCTGAGAGATCAAGCCGTTCAATGTAAACGGCTCCGGTAAGATAACCGGCGTCAATCTCTTCTCCCCCAGGCGCGCAAATCTTCCTGAAAAAGCAAAAATTCTGTCTGCCAGAACTAGCCATTCTCCCGCCCCCCGGCGCTCACGCTTTCTTCGTCAATCGTCCCGGTCACACAAAAAGAAGGGCTTGTCTCAAAGCTCTTCCCGTAGACAACCTGAGTATTCAAGTCGAATTGTGTTCTCATGCCGAACAGCCGTCTCCCGTCGTCCAGCGTTTCAGCGCTGGACGCAAATTCACGGGGTATATCTATTGAGCCGGGAACCTGTACTGGTTCACCGTCAACCTTATACGGCGTGACGATCCGGGTATGTTCACGGAAGATAGGCGCCACCCACCCCCACCATGAAAGAGCCATTCTTTCAGCCGTCGGCCTATCCCACGCGAGGACGAGCAAACTATATGTCAGTTTGACCGGGATTGTGGTTGCTTCAAGGCCCCGCAAAAGGCCGTCCATCCCCACTTCCCTGTCAGGCTCAACGCGGCGGGCATGGAACACCTGTGCGCGGCTCATGGAATCAAAGGCAAGGTCAAAAATCCTGTAGTAGACAACACACGGCAAATCGGGAGTGATAGCCGTTGACGGTTCTGTTTCGTGTTTGGCAATCCTTTGAAGAACGGCCTGCACGTCGTCGTTCCGGCAAAAGTAGATTTTCTCTTTCGTTGGGCGGGCGATGAAGCGCCTGAAAGCATCGGGCCCTTTTGAGCCGTCCATAACGGCGTAGCAATCGGCGATAAGCCGGCCTACTGAGTAATCCGCCGCCTGAAAATCCGTAACGTCGTATCCAGCCATTTTTAACTCCCTAGAGTGAGCCTATTTCACTGCTATCTGCTCCCGCCGCGGCCCCGTCTTCTCCTGTATCTGTGGCGCCCTGACTTCCAGCGTCTTCATCCGGCGGCGTGTCTTCCCCGCCCTTGTCTTCGGGCACTTCGCCGGCGGCGGGAAGAGGCCAGCACGTGCATATGTCAACCGGATTGCCGAACGTGTGTCCGGCCGTGCGTATATCAGAAACATACACGGTGCGTTCCTCTATCTCTTCCGGGTCAAGGGATACGACTTCCCGCCACTGGATAAGGCTGAACGTCGTCACATTGACCGACACAAGAAGATTGAGAGGTTCAGAACCCGTACCGGGGACTTCGTATTCTCCGGAATCCGAGACTTCATACCCCAGAGAATCAGAGGGTACGACGTAGGCGCGCGCCTTCACCGGCGCCATAAAGGCGTTCTTGCGCTCTTCACGGTCAAGGACGGTCACGGGAGCGTCTTTCGCGTTCTCCGCTATGGTTTCGTTCTCTTCTGTGGGCTTCGCTACCCACACAATCACATCAAAAGCCTCTGGATGTTGGGCAAGCAGCACTTCCACGTCGTGCCGGAACGCTCCGGCTGTGGGCGCATTCTTTCTTGGCTTAATGTCAAAACCCATTGCGTCTATCCCTTCTCCGCCCGTTTGAGAGCATCTTTCATTTCTTCACCGCTAGCGCTGAACTGCCGCTGTATCTCTTTGAGCGTACCCGACACGTCAATGTTGAAGCGTTTTAGTTTCAGCGCCTGTGAAACGGCGTCGGCGAGCATCTGCCTTTCCTGTGGCGTCCTTGTCTGCCTGACTTTTGGCTGAACCGTCTTGCGCGGCTTGATTTTGCCCCTGATTTTCTGGACGGCGGGTTTGCCTTTGGCTTTCGAAAGCATGGCGTTGGCCGTTGCCTTGAACTCTTCGAGGGCTTTTCTCACTTCCCGCGGGTCTCTCTTTGTGCCCTTGGCGCGTTGCGAGGCCTTCACGTCCTCCACGGAAAGTTGGTGCGCCCGCGCTGTTCCGCCATAGCCAACGGTTGCGGCCTGTTTGGCCATTTCCTTTGCAAGGATCCGTTCTATGCCTATGCCCTTCATGACTTGCAGGACTTTTAGAACATGCTTGCAACAGCACCCTGTAAGGCGCGGATTTCGGATTTTCGGGTAATCCTGTTCGGCGGGAGGTGTTACGGCGTAGTTCCCTATACCGGCGAGATAGCGATACCAGAATTGGTGACGTCCACACGCGCAATCTATCGAGAGACGCCCGAACATGGCCTGTTTCACGGACTTGTCCCATGAACCATCAGCGCTTTTCATGAGTTCGTTCCACTGCTCCATACGGATACGGACGCGGTAGAAAGGCTTAGAATTGCCGGAAACGCGGAAATGCATTGTGTCGCCGTCAATCCGGTAAAACGTGGCGTTTTTGACCTGCTTTGAACGTTGAATATCGATTGGCAGAGAGGCTTTCCACAGGGCCCCGTATGCCATCCCGCGAATATTGGACGCTCTTCCGGCCTGTGTCCGCTCAATCATATGCTTGAAATGCAGGAGATCGGCGGGCGTATATGTCACCGTAAGCCCGTGCCGCCCGTAGGCAAGAACAAGATCCTGTCCACTCCGGATGTGCGAACGCAAAAGCGCGGGCGTGAGCAGTCCCACGGCATCACGGCGCACGCGGGCGTTTTCGCGGCGTTCCGCTTCGGCCTGAGAATGAAACTTCCGCAACCGGGCAATGAGTTCTTTTGCGTTTCTGCTTTCAGCCATTACGAGCGAACCTCAATCGAGCCGTATTGCGCGAGTTTGTCATGTATCCACGCAAGAGTGGGAAGATAAAGCGTTGTGCCGGACGGGATAGTGTCACGCAGATTATCAAGGCCGGCCGCCATGCAGACAACCCATCTTAGGCCGTCCACACTGTAGGCCCGATAGGCAATGAGATCGGGACGCAGAATTTCGTCGGGGCTCACGACATAGGCGCCCCAGCTTCCGGACGCCCTGAACTCCGGCCCCTCCTGTGCCCGCCGGATTTCCCTGTAGAGCTCCGTACGGATAAGCGTGTCACCAACGACATAAGGGGAGAGTGTGTTTGCCGTGCTTGTTCTGTCGTAGACGGTACCGAGAACGCCGTCCGTCCATTCTCTCATTTCCATTTCTTTATTTCCTCTTCCTTGCGTTCGTGCGCCGCGTCCAGCCTGTCCTGGACGCCAAAAGTAAAGGCACGCATAAGCGCGCCGGGCGTTCCGGGAATGGTTGCGCCACTCTCTGCATAAATAGCTCCGAGCGCCTTCCCGTAGGCTTCAAGCCACCTGTCCGACAAAGGCGGTTCCATAACGGCGGCATAGACACACATAAGCAGGGCCCTATGCGCACCCGTGAGGCGACTCCAGTCTGGACGGTAAAGCGTGCGGCCGCTGTCAGAAAAAGCAACGTCCACATTGCCGCCCTCACCGGTTCGCAGGAGATAGCGGGCAAGTTCGGTAGGAACGATGAAACCTCCACGGGCACGCAGGGCAAGCGCCCACTCCACACATACCTGAAAGGACGTTGTTCCGTCCTGTTCCCGCGTATCAAAAGAGAACGGACTGGCATAAGGGGAAAACGTTCCCGTTCTGTCCTCAATGAGAACGGCAAAGCCCTCACCCGCAAGGCGCCGGCTTTCCTCAAAGAGCTCTTCACGCCACTGTGCACCGGCAAGCGGAAGAATGTGCGTCACGACAAGGGTTTCTCCGTCCCATGTGCCATAGGCGCGGGCGCGGCGCTCACTCTCAATCGAGGCGCAGAAAATCTTCTTCGACGCCTTCATGCACTACACCCCCATTGCTTCACGTGCCATTTTAAGCAGTTCCGCCGTCCTTGCGTCTTCTCCGGAACCCTCAACAACAGGCGTGAAGTCAGCGAGAAAGACGAAACAGCACGTGTCGCATATATCAGGAGACTTAATCCCCTTGGCCCGCATCTGCTCCTTGGGGAGCATCTGATAGCGGCCGCGTTCATCGAGCCTGTAGGGAAGACGGCTTGCCTGCTCCACAAACCTCTTTAAACGCGGGCCCCTGAAACGGCCCTCAAAAATGGCTTCACGCAGGCGGTAATGAGCCAGCGCGCGCTGATTGAAATAGCGCTTCCGGTCTATTTCGGTATGACACGGCAAACCCCAATGGATAGCCTCAACCGGGATACCCTGTTCCTCAAGGTCAAGGATTACGCCGCGGCCTGCACCGTCACCGTCAACGCACATAGTCGCGGCGGGAAATTCCCGGTACGTCGCGGCAAGCATACGGGCAAACTGCTTTTCGTCCTCGTCAAGGAACTCTTCGCACCGCACACTTTCCACGCGCCTTTCAGCCCAGGAACCAGAAACTTTGAAGACGTGAAGGACGGAACTATCCCGGTGCATACCTTCGGCAACGTCGGCGCAAATCACAAAACCGTAATCGGCTTCATGCTCAATTCTCTGTTCCTGACATTCCACGCACCAGTGACGCGGGATAAGGTAGCCTTCGGCGTTGTCCGGAAAATGCCCAAGAACTTTGACCTGATACTCCGGCGAGTTGAAGCCGCCGTACTCCAACAGCTTTTCACGGATAAAATCACGCGTCACAAGCGGCGACTCTTCGCTGTTCATCCAAATTGCCGAATATATACCCGTCTTCGCGTCGGCGTCCTTTGATAGACGTTGCATGGCGTCGGCAAAATGCCCCGCCGGCCGTGTCGGCTGGGAAGTCATGATGAACCGGTTGCGTTCCTGAGTGAGTGCGCCGCGCAGGACGCCTATAATCGCGTCGTCCACGCCGGATGCCTCATCAACTATTATCATCAGGTCACGGTTGTGCTGTCCTGCTATGGCTTCCGGATTGCCGCGGCCCGCTGTCTTGGCAACGACATACCAGGAATCCTTAAAGCCGGCGGCGTAGTATCTCCGTGTTTCCTTGACGAACGCGCCCGCCATCCATGGATGCATCCGGTTCACGTCTTCCTGCACCTGATCAAGGTACTTCCAGACAACGGATCGCACCTGTTCAACATTGTTTGCCGTTAAGAGGGCGTTGGACATGCGGAATACCCGCAAGTTCCAGTCCAGAATCCACGCGAGGGCAAGGCTTTTCCCTGTTCCGTGACCACTGGACACGGCAACACGGCAACCGGGCTTTGAACAGGCTTCAAGCATCTCCATCTGCTGAAACGTCGGCGTATGGCTTGCGTGCTCCATCACGTAGCGCGGCAAGTCGTCGTAATACCGAACGCAGAACTCCGTGTAGCGCGGATCGTCAAGAATTGTGAGTTTTGGCTTCCGGCGCACCATTTGCGGCCCCTGTTTTGTCAGCTGAGAAAGAATCGGCCTGCTTCATCTCTTCCCTGAGTTTCTGGACTTCCTCACGTCGTGAAGGAAGAAACACGCCTCTCTGTTCCTCAAGGCTTGCGCGCATTTCCAGAGAACGTTTCTCAATCTCTTCCGGTGAAACCGATGCAAAACAGCCGTCTGAATCAGGCAGTGCGGCATTCTCCGCGCGCTCAAGTATCTGCATGTGCGAGTTAAGAAGAGCGCTGAAAGCGAGAGCTTCATGCGGCGTGATATTGCCATCAGCGGCGTTCTTGATAACCGCCATGGAAAGAGCGGGCAAATCGGTGAGCGTAATCCCTTCGGGAAGCTTGATTTTGGGGAACGGCGCTTCACGGCGTGGCGGGCAAAGACGTTCGAGGAGCAGACGCAGAACCGCCGGATCCTGTTTATCCAGTTTCTTGTCTACCGCCTCTATAACTTTAGGGGTGAGTTCCGCAAGCTGAGTAAAAACCGCCTTTGATACGCGGTTCACGGAACCGCGCGGGCGTCCCGGGCCCGCCTTTCCGTTCTTTCGGAAAAAGCCCTTGTACGGAACGTCGTCACCAGCGGGCTCAACAGCGGCGGGAGCCTGTATCCCCTTCACCGTTTTTTCTGTCTCACCCATGCCTTAGCACTCCTTCTTTCCGCTTTCTTTCGCCTCTACGGCGTCCGCGGCGTCACACAAAAGCCCCTGCATATCCACAACGCGTTCAAGCGTTTCAAAAACGTGACCACAGACTTCACACCGCCTTACACGGTGAATTATGTGGCTCAAGGACATGGTTCTTAACACGGAACACTGCCTTTCCCCACAGCGCGGGCATGAAAACCCGTACATAGAGTTACGCTTTCTCATTGCCGCCGTTCTCCGTTTTTCAGATCACGCAATTTAAACTCCGCTTCCATCCGCCGCCGGTGTTCTTCCTCCAGCGTGCACTTGAGTGTCAGATTTTCACTTCTCAAAGCGTCGAGCTCACATGTCAGGCAGAGCCCTGAATCCTCACCCAGCACAAGCATACGGCCACAGACCGGACAACGGGATAAGGCCTTTCTTTTGAGCCGCGACATGTCACATAGTCCTCACACAGAAAGCAATCAGCGCGGCAAGGCTGAGAACGGCAAGAGCGGCAATTCCGGTGACGAAATCGGCAAAATGGCTTTCATGCTCACCCAGCATGCACCTTGGCCGTCCCGTGCCAAAGAAAGGCGCCCTGTAATGTGGGCAAGCGTCGCCCTGACACCGGGCGACAAGGGCAACTTGCGGGTTTGAGTCTTCCGGCGAACGGTACGTGAGAAGCATATTGACGCCCTGAGAGGGAAGCATTTCAACTCCGCGCGGCGCTGAACGGCAGAATCCCAGGCGCGCGTGCGGGCACCAGATACTGTCATAAGGCCGGCCGGAACGTTTTCCGCTGTCTTCCATTTTTTTCTCCCTCCTACTTCAAGAGTTTGGCTTCAATCGCCGTGACGCGCTTCTCCAGCTCTTCAACTTCTTTAAAGAGCCGGGCATGCGTTTCCGTGTTGTGCTCCGCGTCGGCGAAACGGCGCGAGCAGTCCATCTGCCGCAAATCGACTTCGTTTAGCTTCGTGAGAACCCGCATGGACAAACCTTTCAGACCCCACACAATAACGCCACCCAAAACGCCGATTATGGCAAGAAGAACGTTTGTGAGATCTATGGCGTCCGTCATCTGCCCCACTGTCATTTACTTTCCGCTCCCACTGCTCCGCCTGAAATAGCTGTCCTTTGTGGCGCTTCCAAGACTTGACCCCAGGTAGTAATTGACAACGGAGCCAAAAGAAGTTGAAAGCGAGCCTATCAGCATGCCGCCGGCCTCCCCCATCGTTCCTATGCCCCTGCTAAGAACGACCCAGAGAATGACAAAAAACCCTACTGTTACAATCGTCGCAATGACAGGCGTTGCGTAGGACGTCTTTCCGGCCTGAGCCATCGCGACTTCACGGGCGCGGGCGTCCCTCACATTGTCAAGATCGGCCTGAATCTGTTGCCATTGCCACGTGAGCAACTGCCCCTGTTCCTGCACCTCAAGCTCCCTGAGTTTGATCAGCGCTTCGGGGTTAGCCTGTATAGCGGTATTGACGGCTTCGGGCGTGCTCTCACTGCCGAGGGCTTTCGCGACAAGGGAGCCCGCCGCACCGGCAATCGCACCAACGGGGCCGCCAAGAACGGCGCCAAGAACCGGCGCGGCTTTGCCAATCACATTACCTACGTCTTTCCAGTCCATGGCTAGAGAAGTCCTCCGGCAAAGCGCTCAAGGTCATCAGTCCGGTTAAGCCAGCCCTTGATGAAGACGCGCTGAGAAGGCCTTGCGTCGACAATCTGCCTGTAGAAAGCGCGGCGCGCCTCACAGAGGGCTTCAATCCCGGTGTCCGTACCCATAAGGGCGAGGGCGGCCCGAGTTTTGGGGCCCATCTTCCCGTCTACGGCAAGCGGATCTCCGGTGAGCGCCCGGTTGCAGGCTCTTTGTGCGATACGGACGGCATTTCCGCCGCCGTGATTGACGTTCATGTCAAAGACACACGCGGCCACGGCAAGGGGAAGCTCGTCAAGCCGGTACGGGTCCCAGAAAGCAAGGCGGAACAGCTCTTCCGCTTGTGGCTTGCTGAGAGCGCGAACCATGGAACGGATATTGCCGGTGTTGGAAATACCTACCTGCTTCAGCC